ATTCCAAAACGCGGAAGAAACTGAGGAAAATATTGCCGACATCAGAGACTACCTTATCCGCGCCATTGGCATATCTGATAAAGAACTAAACGAACACATAAAAATCAATCCTTAGTACAAAATGCCTTGGTTCCGAAGCATTTGTTTTTGCGCCTCGATAAACTCCATCTGCGGGTCTACAACATCGGGGCGCATAAACTGTGCCTTTCTTCCTATGTCGTAGGTGCGGCGAAGGCCAGCGGCGTCTTGCCCTGCTTGCAGTGATAAGGCGTAATCGTCAGGGAAGCCCAGAGCTCTATTAAGGGTTACACCGTATCCACCCTCATACCCCAATGCGTCACCAATTGTATCAGGATATGTTTTGTGCAGCCTGATACCGCTGGCGTCTCCGGCTCTGGTTCTGGCTGCTAGTTGCCCTTCTGGAGCCAACAAACCGATCCCAGCACCTGTGCGCCCATAAGGCATAAACTTAGTTTCAGGCTCAGATATAGCGGCTCTAACAGAACCAATATCTGGGAACCCTTTTTTCTGGTTTGTGCCTTTTGCCGCCTCTTGGACAAAGAACAATCTGCGGTTTCCTGCTCCGGTTGTGTGGGCGTCTTTGGTTAACCACGCCAGCGCCTTTTCAGGATTAGCAAGGCCGGGATAATCAGGGTATTTATCCTTTATAGACGCCTCAAATGCCTTCAGGTCATCTCTCTTAATAGGGGAATTTGGTATCATCCGCATAATGGTTTCGGCTGTATCGACAGCAAAATCACCAGAACGCTCCGCCATATTTGTTGTTATTCCATAAATAGGTGCGTCTGGGTCGCCACCCAAAAGACCCTTTCGGATAGCTTTAATTTGGTTTTCTATACCAGACACAGCGCCGGGGGCGGATGCCCATACAGCGCGCAGGCTACGCATGTAGTCATTGCCACCCTCAAGATCGACACCATCGCCGTAAAGCTCGATATCATTAACTTTGCTAAGGTTACCAAATCTGGTGCGGTCGCCCGATAGGTTAACCATCCAAGACCCCTCAAAGTCTTCTGGCTTTACCTCAACTTCAGGCAACAATGTTCCAGCAGGGGGCGGCGTAAACTCGGAAGACATCTGGTAATGTGGCACGCCGGTAAGCAGCTTGTTTAGCGTCTTTTCCTCGATGTAGGGATTGCCGCCCGCATCAATAAGTGTGCGGCTACCATCCGGCAAAACAGCAGTCCTAAACTCAGTGCCGCGCAACTCATTAGGAACGATAGCTGGGGTCTTGCCAACCACGGCAGGTGGGCGGTTGTGGCCGATTGTGGCGTTAGCAACCCTAGCGGCTCTAGGTGCCTTCATAGCAGCACCGACAGGGATTAGCGGTGGCACAACCGCGCCAGCGGCCATAAAGGCGTCACCGAGCAACCCTAGCCCTTGCAGGCCAGCATCTAAATACTGACCGCTGCCAATGTTAGCCATCATGCTAGGCTCGTATTCGCCGGGGGTTGATATGCTCGGCGCATAGCCAATAGCGTCGGCAACGCCAGAGCCGGGGCCAAACATTAAACCAGTCGCGGCTAAACCGTATGGATCAAACGACGTCATATCCATAGGCTGCGCCAACAGCCCCTGCTCGTATGCGCCGCGATACTGATCCATTAAACAATCCAGCCAGTGTTAGGTTTCAAACTGCGATTTGAATTATACCCCTTTGAGTAGCCGCCAGCAACCGCACCCTGTCCCGCGAAGGTAAGCACAAATGCGTCAGCCACGTCGGGTGATCTCTGGCCGCGTCGCTTCATCTCGTCCTTGCTCTCAACCTTCAGCTTGCCAGTGGAGAGATACTTATAGCGTATGCCCGACAACTCCGATATCAGCGTGTCGTCCTGCGGTATTTTGCAGTCACGCGCCTCAAACCACTCGCGGCAATGCCAAAACAGCTCATCCCTCAACCGGTTAAACTTAGCCTTCAGGCTGGCAGTCTCAGACACAGATATGCCAACGGCGGGCATGTCCAGCTCTCTCAGCCGGTCAGCCAGTCCTGCGCCAAGGCCAATGGCGTCAATGTAGATCGCCTGTGGCCGCATCTTGTAAGGCACGGCGTCGTACTCCGCCAAGACAATGCCGGCAAGCTCCATCAAGTCCTTATTCTGCCACGTCTTGATCGGCTCGACCAATATATTGCCCTGACGCTTGGACAGCGCCGACCTATCCGAGCCAAAGCGTGCTACGTCCAATCCCCATACGACCGGCGTGGTCGGGCCTGCCTCCACGTCGCGCCTCGTTGCATCCTCAATCAAGTGCAACGGCAATAGCACGTCGTCCGACTGCTTTGGAAACTCACCCAAGACGCGAACAGCGAAGACGTTGCTCTCCTCGCCGTATTTTTCGCCCATCTCGCGGATAAACTTCGGGTCAACATATTCGCCCTCACTGCACGACACAGTGATGCAGTGCCACTTCTCGCGGTCGCCGTGGAAGGCGTCATAAAAATAACCGTCGGATCGGGTGGGGTTACCGCACATGATAATCTTCGCGCCGGGGGTGGATAGTGCGCCGCTGGCCGTCTCAAAGATTACGTTGGGTACGCCTGACGCCTCCTCGACCACAAACAGCATATGCGGCGAGTGAAAGCCAGCGAGGGATTCAGGATTTTCGCGGCGGCTCGTTCTAGCCACTGCGAAGCTGTCGGGGGCGCCCTTTAGGCTGATCTTGTCAGCCTTGAACTCCAGCAGCTCCTTGAACGCGGGCGGCATGTTACGCGCCCAGCGGTCGATCTCCGTCCACAGCACGTCCGATAGCTGGTGCGCGCTGTTCGCGGTGACGGCGACCTTGCAGGGGTAATGCGTCATAAGCCACCACAGGACGACCCAGCTCTCGAAGGCCGTCTTGCCGACACCGTGGCCGGATTTGATAGCGACACGGTCGTGTGTGGCTATGGCCTTGAGGGCTTCCGCCTGCCACTTTTGCGGCGTGGCGTGCAAGACCTCCTCGACAAATAACGTCGGGTCGGCGCGGAGGGCGGCTATGGCTTCGACGGTGGCGGGGGTGGTGGTCATGCGTTAACTCCGAAGGGGGTGGGGGTGGTAAGGGGTATATATTTTTTCTCCCGCCCCCCGCGTGTGATCGACCGGGGGGGTGTTAACCAATTTTGGGTTAACTTTGTACATATTTGGCAGAAATGTCGCATAACGTTAATTATGCGCAACGCGTATCGTGCAAATACAATGACTTAGCTGCCTGTGGATAACTTTTTGCCTTTTTTCTTCCTGTTTGCCTGTTTTTTAGGCATATCGTTGTTAACCGGAATCTGGTTAACTTCGGTCGCGCGCGCGTGTAATCCGTCACTTGTGTCTTCTGTGTGTTCTACCACATCAACGTGCTTCAACTGAGCCGCCTTGTTCACTTGCTGCAATAGGTCGAGGTAAGACCCACCAGCCTCATGCGTCACATCGACCTGCTGCTTGTCTCCGTACACCTTTGGCAACAACCTAGCCGCAGTCCACTTGAAGTTGTCTGACACAAGCCTAGCCGCTTGCGGATCAATCTCACCATTCAGGACGCGCCTGTTTATCTCATCCAACTGATCCGCATAAATCATCCCGCGAGACGCCAGCGCGCTCATGTACTTGCGTTCAAAGTCCTTGTCGTTGTGTATCTTGTTCCAAGTCGTACCCCAAGCTGGCATGTCCTTGTCCTTGCACACTGACTGACCAGCTCTACCAGCAGTCACGCGTGACAGGAACTCAACCCAAACCTCATCAGGCAATCTAGCTGACATCGTCGTGATCCTCATCGTCAAAATCTACAGTCAAAACGTAACTGGTCTTCTCATCAATCAACAGCAGCGCCTCATTGCAGTTGTGGCACACTATCGACTGCATACCTTCCCAAACCTTACCGCGCGTATCCTGCAAGCAGTAGTCGCACGTCACGCCCTCTTTATCAAAGAACCAGACCCAATGCTTCTTGAACTCTAGCACCTCACCCATCTGTATCCACCAGCTCACCGGCACAGGCGAGATAACCACAACCGTCAACGTAATTATCCTGATGATATGGATTGCTCTTGAGCCTAGCCATCTTCAACAGCGTCATCATGATGCCCACGTCAATCGGCGTGACATCGTGACCCAAATGCTCAGACCAATAGACCGCAATCGTTTTGAAGTTGTCCTCCATATTGCCGTGATCGGCGGCGCGATCCTTTGTCACATATTCTTTTGCTGTATCCAGCACCTCAGCTCGTTTCACTTTCGTCACCTTTCACGTCAACTACCTTCAAGTTACACACCAAGCACTCGTATCGTGCCTTGGTTAAATCCTCACCCTTATACGCCATAAGCGAATAGCAGCGCGGGCAACGCTGCTTCGACAACTTTAGCTGCCAGCTACCATCCCCTTGGATTATCATTGTCCCTACCCTCTCGAAATGGAACCTCAACGCTCGCTATAGGCTCGTAGCCCCGCATCAACTCCTTCGGCCATATATCTACCCTGACACCATTACCAACGCGCTGTACGTTGACTGTGAGGTTTCTAACGTCAATCCAAGTTGACGTACCGAGAAGCATATATTCCCGATCCTTCAGAATGTCTTCGCGCCCATTGTCGTCCACACGCCCCTCCATCAAAACGGTATCTCGTCATCTAGGTTAGCCGGAACCGGCTTAACACTCTGAACCTCGGCACCGGCAAACGCGTTCTTTATAGCATCCACCACAGGTGCCTCTTTGTTCAACCCCTCAATGATACGCCCTATCTCATCAACAGAATACACGACCATCTCACGATTGTCGCGCTTAACCTTACCCGCCTCATATCCTGTCGCCGTAATAGCTATCACCCTACCATTCGGCATCCTGCCCTCGATGTAGTCACCGTTAAGCGGCTTCGCGCCAGCAGCAATCGCCGCCTGCTCTAACGCCGCCACACCACGCAACGTCACTTCAACCTCATGATCAATAGACGGATCGCATTTATCTATCGCCGCATTGAGCCGATCCATCTGCTGCTCGAACCTGTCACGCAGGTCGCCGCCAACCAACCACACCAGACGGTCGACACCCCATCGCCCCTCAACCTCAGACACAACATCATCATACCTATGCAACGCGTCCTGCATCCGCCTCATTGCTGGCTGAGTAGGCTGATAGTAAACCTTGCTAGGTTTTGGCCTCGGCCTCGTTGTCTTTTTAGTC